CGGTCATAAGTTCGTCAAAGGTCTAGAGGCCAACTCGATCACGATCGACTTCCTCAATGACACAGAGACCACAAATGTACTTCAAACACTTCAGGCAGCATGGGGAACTAACGTCCCTATCGTATTGCTACAGACAAAGGGAACAGCAATTTCAGCGACTAACCCTATCTACACCGCTACATGCTTAATCAACAACACGACCGATATCAATGGTGCGGTCGGGGATCTCAGCGTGCAGTCGTTGACGTTTAACGTATCTGGTACAGTGGCAGTCGCCACATCAGGTTCATTCTAATTTACTAAACAAAGGGGCACAGCATGGCAAAGTTAATAGTCACTCTGGCAGACGATAGCGTTACTCATATCGAGATTACCCCTCGACTTGAGTACGCCTTCGAGCTTTATGCTAAAAAGGGATTTCACAAAGCATTCCGCGATGATGAAAAGCAGTCAGATGTCTATTGGCTAGCATGGGAGGGCCTTAGACTTAGTGGAGTCACAGTAAAGCCTTTCGGTCCGGACTTCCTTGAAACTCTCAAGAGTGTAGAGGTTGCCGAGTCAGACCCTTTGGCTTAGGCAGGGATAGCATCCACTATCTCATTGCTCGCTTGAGTATTGAGACGGCTATCCCTCCACAATCTTTAATAGATTTAGATCCATCGATGTTAAAGATGATATTGACGGCACTGAAAGACCGAGCGAAGGAGCAACAAGATGCCTACAGAACTAAAAGGCGCAATTGAACTCCGCAAGGCATTTAAAAAAGTAGATCCTATCTTGGCTAAAGAAACAGAAAAAGAGATCAGGGTTTTACTTAGAAATGTAGCAATTAAAGCTCGAGGTTTCGTGCCTAGCGAATCTCCGCTATCAGGATGGGGTAATGCTGTAGGATCTTGGGAGAATAGAGTTTTTAGTAGTAGCGATATTAGAAGAGGCATCGGTTACAGCACTTCACCTAGTAAGCCAAATAAGCGCGGTTTTCGTTCACTTGCTACTATTTTTAATAAGAGCGCCGCTGGTGCAATTTATGAAACAGCGGGACGTTTAAACGCTCAAGGGCTGCCACCTGCTAAAAATGTCAGAGGCTATCTTGGCGGAGCATTTGGAAAAGGCCCGATTGGTGATGTTAGAGAAACTGGCCGAGGTGTAAATAAATCTTCTAACCCTAAAGCGGGACGTCAGTTTATTGATTCCATGCCTCCATTAGTTGATAGCCAGCAATCAAGCGCAGCGGGTCGCCGCACACGCAAGACAAAGGGACGGTTGCTATTTAGAGCATGGGCTTATGATCAAGGAAAGACTAACGCGGCAGTTCTTAAAGCTATTGAAAAATCAATGGACACAGCCCTTGCAGTAACAAAGGGCGCAAGTAAAGATTACAGAGGTAGATAATGTCATCTAATGCCAATATTGCAATTCGCATTGCCTCGGTATTCAACAACAAAGGATTTAAGGATGCTAGTAAACAAACTACCTCTTTAGAAAAAGGTGTTAAAAAATTAGGTAAGACTCTCGCAGGTGTATTTGGTGCTCAACAGCTTCTTAAGTTTGCCAAGAATGCATCCAAGGCATTTATCGAGGATGAGAAGGCTGCCTCCCAGTTAGCAAGAGCAGTCAATAATTTAGGCTTAGCATTTGAGACTCCAGCCATTGAAAGATTTATAAAAGGCCTTGCTACCGTTTCGGGAGTCACAGATGATCAACTTCGTCCGTCGATGCAGAAGTTATTGCAGGTAACAGGATCAGTCACAAAGTCTCAGGAATTACTCACGCAGGCGCTTGATGTATCTCGTGGCTCTGGCGTTGATTTTGAGACAGTTACTAATGACCTCGCGCAGGCTTACGTAGGTAATCTCAAAGGACTTAGAAAATATAACTTGGGTCTAACACAGGCAGAGTTAAAGTCCTCATCGTTTGCCGATGTTCAAGAAAGATTGACTAAGACTTTTAGCGGAGCCAGCGCAGCCTTTCTAGATACTTATGCAGGCAAGATTGGGTTATTGTCTAATGCTGCAGGAGAGGCATCAGAGACTATTGGCGGAGCGCTAGTAGATTCTTTAATCAGCGTATTCGCAGCAGGAGACCCAGCCGAGTTCGTGGCTAAGATCGATACTCTCGCAACTAAGATTGCAGATACGGTCGCTAGCGTTGTCTTTGGATTTAAGAAGTTATACATCCTTACAAGCGATCGAGCCATTCTTGCTAGTTTCAACCCATTTGATAATTATGAAAAGAATGCACTGGCGGCAGTAGAAGCTGCAGAAAAGGCAGCCAAGGCTCGTCGTAATGTAACTACTCAGGGCTACATCGGATCAATGGCCACCGGTATTTATACATCACCAACTCAAGAGGCAGCAAGAAAAAATGCTGAAGCCGCTGCCGTTAAGCGCGCTAAAGAATTAGCAGCATTACAAAAGAAAACTTTAGCAACACAAAAATCAGGCCTTGCCTTGGGTAGAGCCTCGAAGACTTTAGACCTAGAGCGGATTGGAATTGAATCAGCACTTAAGAATCAGATCAGCGAAACCGATCGCTTATCTCTCAATCTTCAATTAGCCTTGCTAGATAAGAATGAGACTCAAGCGACTAAATTAGCGGCTCAATTAGAAGCAGCAATTAAGCGCCAGAATGAACTCAGTGCAGCGTTACTGGCTACACCTAAAGCACCTAATCCTTACGCGGATTGGAAGATTCCTCCAATGGGGCCAATTTCCCCTGTGCTTTCTGCGCCTCCTCAAAATCCTTTGATTGGCACTTTAGTGCCTAACTTCGTCCCTCCACCATGGGTTGAAGAATTAATGTCTGGGCCTGAAAGCATTAAACAATTTGGCCCACAAGGTGGACTAGGAGCAGGCGTTGTTGCTGGTGTTAATCCTACAGTCAACGTCACAGTGCTACTTGATAACGGAATAGTGGCAGGAGCCGTATCCGAAGTCCAGACTAATAACAATCTCTCAGGATCATTTACCACTGTCGGCGGTAGAGGCGCGAACACAGCGAGATTTACATAATGGCACTCCCAGCAACTATCTCGGTATCTTTCGACTTTAGCCAAGGTGCTACATTCGGATTTCCCTTTACTATCGGCGATCCAATTAACGGCGTGATCGGCGTATCACAATTCGCAGCGACAGAAGTGCCAGATCCAGTAGTCGATCTAAGCGATCAGACGAGATCAATTACCATCAGGCGTGGCCGTAATATCATGCGAGATACATACGAGGCTGGCACTTGCACAGTCCGTGTCATCGATGAGAATGCATCGTTCAACCCTCAAAATCAAGCAAGTCCTTATTTTGGTTTTCTTACTCCACTCCGTAAAATTCGTGTAGCAGCTACAACGCCTACAGCGCAGTCATTCTTATTCTCAGGTTATGTAACAGATTACAAATACACTTACCCGACTGGCCAAGAATTAGGATATGTAGATATTCAAGCCAGCGATGCTTTCCGCTTGTTCGCTATGGCTAACGTCTCAACTATTGCAGACTCAGGTGCAGGCCAGACAACTGGCACACGCATAGGCAAGATCTTGGATCAGGTTGCATTTCCATCATCTATGCGGATTATAGATACTGGATCTACATTATGTCAGGCAGACCCAGCGACAGCGAGGTCCAGTCTTTCAGCAATACAGGTTGCAGAGTTTACGGAGCAGGGAGCCTTCTTCGTTCGATCAGATGGCTCGGTAGAGTTTAAGGATAGAGCCGATGCAGTGGCTAGCCTGGGCGATACACCCTTAGAGTTTAATCAGACTACAGGCATCCCTTACTCAGACCTTCGTTATGCATTCGATGACAAGCTGATTATCAACAGCGCCACGATGAAGCGCGTAGGCGGTGCAACAGTGACAGCCATTAATGCCTCATCGGTTGCCAAGTACTTCCCTCACGGGATGAACGTAGAAAATCTATTAGCGCAGACAGACGCTCAGGTTACAGATATTGCATCCATTTATGTGGCCACTCGAGCAGAGACCACAATCCGCATAGATGCTATGACCGTTGATCTACTCGATCCAGACGTACCGACTGACACTATTATCGGCCTAGATTATTTTAGGAATCTAAAAATCACTAACATCCAGCCCGATAACTCGACAATCGTTAAGACCTTGCAGGTGCAGGGCTTAGCCTGGGATATCACCCCTAACTCTATGAAATGCACAGTAACAACACTTGAGCCAATAGTGGAAGGATTCATAATCGGATCCTCTACTTACGGTATAATCGGACAATCCATAATGGGATACTAGGAGATAAAATGGCTACAGGCTTTCCAGCATCGACAGGCGACATCTTTACAGCTGCCGACTATAACGGGCTAATCACTTTTACCATCGGTGCAGATAAGACCGCTAATTATACTTTCGTACTTGCTGACCAGTATCAAGAATTAATTATAGTCAATAGTGCTACAGCCAAGGATGTCCTCATCCCTACAAATGC